AATGGAAATTTGTCAATTACATTTGTCGTGATGTACCCACCTGAAGTGTAGCCCGATACGTCACTAGATTGTCCTGCTGTACCATATCTTCCAACTGTTAAATCACCAACGTCTGTTGCATTAGCATCTGAAGAAAAAGTAAATTTATCTATAGTATTAGTTAGCGACTGCCCTACCCCTGAACCCCCCGAGCTATACCCACTTACACTTCCTTGAAATACCCAGCCGCCACTAGAAGAAGAACTAACTCCTGGAAGGTCAAAAAAGTCGAAATAACGAATTTCAAACTCTGAGTCAGAAATTAGAGGATAGGTGTTGTTAATAGTAAGTGTTGTATCTGAAACTCCATACTCACTAGGACGGAGGGCTAATCCGTTATAAAATACTACCATCATACTTGTATTAGCAACTGACTTAGGCAATGTGAAGGAGTTTGCACTGCCATCAATGCTTAAAACAGCAGAAGTAATATTAGAAACACTTGAATCTACTGAGATAGTCTTTGAAGTTGTATTAGCGTTTAAAGAAATGCCTGCACCAGCTTCTAAGAAAATTGTGGAGTTAGAAAGTGTTTGGTTATTAGCTGCGATTGAAGTATTGGCACCAGTTTCCAAAGAGTTATTGGTTGTTAGTGCAAAGGCGTCTAGATTACTCTGTACTGTGTCTAAGATAGTAGAAATTGAAGCAACATTACTTTGTACTGTGTCAATATACCCACGTAATGTACCGTCGATATCTGCATCGTCGCCGATTGCTTCGGCAATCTCGTTCAAAGTGTCTAAAGATGTAGGAGAAGCAGAGACTAATCCTGAGACTGAATTATCTATATAAGTTTGAGTAGCGAAGGTAGAGTTAGCATAAGTTCCGTAGGTATCTACAATAGTAGTTTGAGAATCTATATTATCTTGTACTGTGTTAATAGTGCCTTCAAAAGTTGTAAGATTAGCCTGTACAGTATCGATACTAGTAAAGGCTGAGTCTACGGAGTCTTGAAGTGTGTCTACATTTGCAAGAGCTGTTGTTTCAAATGAGCTAACGTTGGCTTCAACGTTAGATATGTTATCTGCAGAAGCAATATCTGAAGAGCTTAAATCTGTTAAATCTAATTGACCTATACGTAATTTTTTATTAAATGCCATTATTCTCTACCTTATACCTGTTGACCTGCGCCGCCGTAACGAGCAACAGTTAATTCCCCAACATCAGTTGCATCTGCATCGGAGGAAAAAGGAAACTTATCAATTGTATCCACTACCGGACTATACCCCCCACCAGATGTATAACCAAATGTAGTACTCGATTGTCCAACAACATATTGTCTCGCTTGCGTTAAATCACCAACATCTGTTGCGTTTGTATCGGAACTAAAAGGAAATTTCTCAATTACGTTCACCGCACCCGAACCACCTCCTGACGTATAACCATTCGTTGAAGATTGTTGCCCCGCATGGGCCCATTCGTCACGTGTTAGTTCTCCAACATCCGTAGCATTTGCATCAGAAGCAAAAGGAAATTTTTGTATTGTGTCAGTTCGGGATTCCCCGTCGGGGACGGTAATTATTGCCCCTGACATATAACCATAATCTGTGGAAGATTGCCCAGATCCATCCCTTACTGCTTGTGTTAGAGCTCCAACGTAGGTTGCATTCGCGTCAGAGGCAAAAGAAAATTTATCGATAGTGCTGAGTTGTGGCTGGTTACCTTGCGGAGTTGGAGCTCTGCCACCGGATGCGTAACCGTTTTCCGAAGAGCTTTGACCGGCCAGCTCCTGCCGGGCCTGAGTTAAATCACCCACGTCAGTTGCATTGCTATCTACTGCAAACGGAAATTTTTGAATCATATTTCTTGTCGCCGCGGGGCTTCCGCCCCCCGTCGTGTAACCTGATACTGGGCTCGACTGCCCTGAGCGATAAGCTCCAGCTGTCAGCAAATCGCCAACATCAGTAGCATTTGCATCAGTAGAAAATGGAAACTTGTCGATAGTGACTCCGCCCCCTGAAGTATAACCACTTATACTCCCTTGCGTATTAGTGCCTGAAGACGCACCTGAACTTATGCCTGTTACAGGGAAAAAATCAAAGTGACGTACTTCTACATTGGAACCTGCAATAATTGGCTTAGAGTTTGAAAGTGTTAGTGTAGTACCGCTAATTGTATATTCACTTGGACGCTGTGCTAGACCGTTATAAAATACTAGCAGCATGTTAGCATTAGCAGCACTTTTTGTTAAGGTAATAATATTTGAAGCGCCATTCATTGATATCTCTTGAGTTGAGGCATTGCTCATCTCCATAGATAGTGTTATCGTCTGCGAAGTGGTATTAGTAGTTAAAGATATACCATCTCCACCCTCAAAATATACTAAAGAGTTAGAGACAGACTCTCCATTTGCTGCAAAAGTTCCTGCCCCTCCGCTACCAATTTGAGTATTAGCATAAACTGCGTAAGTGTCTACATTAGAAGAAACAGTATCAGCATCACTAATATACCCTGAAACATTAGCACTAACGGTGCCGATAGTCGAGGTTAGAGTAACAGCAGCATTTGCATCATCTCCAAGAGCAGCGGCTAGCTCATTAAGCGTATCTAAGCTTGCGCCTGCACCAGCAACTAGATTAGATATTTCACTATCTACATGGCTTTGAGTGACAAACGTTGAATTGGCATAAGTAGCGTAAGAGGTGAAAATAGAAGCTTCAGAGTCTATATTATTTGAAACTGTTCCGAGAGAAGAACTCTGAGCATCTACATTATCTTGTAGCGTATCAACGGCCACAGATACATTACCGTTGACTACTCCCATAAGAGTATTAGAAGTAGCCCCAACAGTTGAAAGATTAGAGAGAGCATTGCCAACGGAGTTGGCTGAGGCCAGTTCTGAGCTCTCTAAGTCTCTTAAGTCTATTTGTCCTAGTTTAAGTCTTGTTAACGTCATAATTATCTGCCTTAATATTAATTTCTATTACATACCTAATTTATTCATATTGTATATCTTTACGGGTATGTTGTCAACTATATAAGTTAAAAAACCAGTATTAGCATATGCAAGTACAAGTTTTGAAAAATTGAGATCTACTATATTAAATGCCATTATTCTCTACCTTATACTTGTTGACCTGTCGCCGCTCTGCGGGTCAATAATGACAAATCCCCAACGTCTGTTGCATTTCCGTCTGCAGCAAAAGGAAATTTTTCTATAATACTATTTCCACTAGATGGAGGGGCACCACCAGTTGTATACCCTGATGCTGTGCTTGATTGGCCTGCAACATAACTTCTAGCAGTAGCTAGGTCGCCTACATCTGTTGCATTCGCATCAGCAGCAAAAGGAAACTTATCAATTACATTGCTATAACTTGGCGCGGCCCCACCTGAAGTGTATCCTGAAGTTGAACTTGATTGTCCTGAAGTTGACCATCTTGCTTGTGTTAGGTCGCCGACGTCAGTAGCGTTTGCGTCTGCGGCAAAAGGAAACTTACTAATTATATTAAGGATTGGATAACCACCCCCAGAAGTGTATCCAGATGTTGTACTCGATTGCCCGCCTGCGTCTTGTGATATATTAGTTAAGTCACCTACATCAGTAGCGTTGCCATCAGAAGTAAATGAAAACTTATCTATCGTATTGACGGTAGAGCCTGTAAAACCTCCTGAACTATAACCATTAGTGTCTGAACTTTGGCCGGCAATTCCTCTTGATCTTGCCTGTGTTAGATCGCCTACGTCCGTTGCATTGGCATCAACAGCAAATGGAAACTTGTCGATAACATTCGAACTTGCTGGTGTAGATCCTCCAGAAGAATATCCAGATACTGTACTTGATTGACCTGCCAATCCATATCTGCCTTGTGTTAGATTACCTACGTCCGTTGCATTGGTATCAGCAGCAAAAGGAAACTTGTCAATCACATTTGATACAGGATCCCTTCCACCGGATGTATATCCACTTACAGATCCTTGAAATACCCAGCCACCACCTCCTTCTGGGGTCGAGCCTGAAATATCAAAAAAGTCAAAGTGGCGCACTTGTAGCTTAGAGCTTGAAATTAGCGGTTCAATATTAGCTAGTGTTAGTGTTGTGCCTGACACCTCATACTCGTCATGATCTAAAGCGAGTCCATTATAAAATACAAGCAACATTGTTGTATTAGCAGAAGCTTTACTCATAGTAAAGGTATTTGCGCTACCATCTACGCTTATAGTTTCAGAAGTGGCATTTCCCATTTGTGTTGAGAAAGTTACTACTCCTGTATCTGCATTAGAGGCTAAAGATGTTCCACTACCAGCTTCAAGAATTACAGCCGTATTAGAAACTAGCGTACCTCCTACATAAACTTGAGTGTTAGATGTGCTAGAGCCTACATTATCTTGAACTGTATCTATTAATCCAGAAAGTGTAGTATAAGTTGTATAGTCGTTAGCAGCGCTATCAGGTAGAGCACTTAAGTTAGCTTGAACTAAATTGATAGCAGTAGCGTTAGTTTCAGTATTAGCACTCACAGTACCTATTTGGTTAGTAAGTGTTACAGCTGCATTAGCATCATTCTCTAGTGCGGCAGCTATCTCAGCTAACGTGTCTAGTGCAGTTGGAGCGCTAGAAATAACTGAGGTTAAATTAGACTGAACAGTATCAATTAGAGCTGTTACAGCAGTATAGGTTGCAAAGTCATTTGCATTCACCCAGGTGTTATTAGAGTTAGAGCTTACATTATCGCTAACTGTATTAATAGCAGAAATAAGAGTTGAGTAAGTTGTATAATCATTAGCATTCGTCCACGTATTACTTCCTGCACGAAACTCGACAGAGTTGTTCGCGGAGTCAAATACCAGGAAGTCACCCTCGGTGGCTCCTGTTACTTTAAGTAAGCTTGGACTAATTCTTTTAATTGTCATTTCTTATTCCTTTTATAGTTATCGAAAACTGTGTTATGTACATATATTATACTGCATTTATACAAGATGTCTAGTTACTTTTGCCGGGGCATTATCCAAGCACGTATATAAATAAACTCCATCATAGGAAAAACAGAAAGAGCCATCATCTATAATTACAGGCCCTGTAGATAAAGAAGAAGTAAGTGTAGATATATCAAAAGGAGCAGTTAATTCTTTTGATCTTATCTTTTTATCATACCTGCAGTAGATATAAAGTCTAGTGCCTAGGGGGTTAAATTTAAATGAATTGACATTTCTTGCTGAGCCGCCATGATTTGCGCCAAAGTCATATGATATTCCATCTGCAGTGGCAGTAGTTACTGCAAAAGGTGACGTTAAAGTATAAGAGCGAATTGCTACGTTGGTATCGGTTCCTTGAAGTATAAACATTGTTAACCCATCATAACTAAAATCTACATCCCAAATATCATAGGAAGTAAAGCCTGTATTATAAAGTGATTTATTACTTTCAAGACTCATGCTGGTAACATCATAAGGAGTAGAAAACGTATAGGTTTTGATATTGGCCCCATCAGTTACGTACATCTTAGTACCATATTGATTTATACGCAAAGAGTGATTATAGCTAGTAGTGAGCCAGGCAATAGAGTTTGTTGTAGTAACTGCTCCTGTGAGAGAGTAAGGAGTTGAGAGCTCGTACCTAATAAACGTATTCGCAGTGTCATCATAACAATATAAGTATCTTCCATCTCTAGTTATGTCAAGCCCCCGTAACCTATCATTGCCGAGATCTACGTCTTGATTTTTATTTCCTATAGAGGCAGCTGAAAAGTTCCATGTAGGTACGAAAGTTAAGCTAAACGATCCAGTTGCATTAACTGCTGAATTTACGCCGTCAGTAGCACTGAACGTGATACTAAATTCTCCGGCATTAGCCTCATCTGTACTTGGCGTAATTGTAAACACATTATCTGCTTGAGATATAGTAGCGCTATCCCCAAGTACCCCACTAGTAATTGAGTAGCTCCAAGTGAGTGGGAAACCCTCAGGATCAGTTGCGGTTGCTGTAATAACTGTGGATGTCCCGTCCACCGCCAGGGTGTAGTTTTCATCAACACCACTTATCGATCCCGGTTGTAGGTTCTCAACTGTTGCAATCTTAAACCAGCCGTTCGTTTTGTAGATATACAAATTATTAGTAGCTAGTACAAATGCCATGTCACCACTACTCATACCTGTAGCTGCAACAAGCGCCGCAAAGTCAGCGTAAGTTGTTGTTCCTCCGCCACCTCCAGATAGCACACTAGAAAACTGCGAATCTTCGCGAGTCGTTTCTACGGCATTTGAGTATTTTATAGATCTATAGCTTGGCATATTAAACTTCTCCTAGAATCCAACCGTATGATGAATTCGAGTATATTAGTGTGAAAGCAGCAGCATTAGAGGCTACATCTAGATTGCTTGTGCTGCGTTGAATTTTTTCTCCATTACCTAATACAGTAATTTGATTGACCTCACTTAATCCGGCTACATCTACAATACGTACTTTATTTCCTATGCTAGGAGATGCAGGTAGAGTAACTTCAAGAGCAGAAGAGGTAACATCTACAAAATATCCACTATTTATAGATAGTGTTTGATTAGAGGTAATTACGCTCCAACTCTCTGAAGAACCTCCGCCGCCACCAGTAGATAAGTGACGAGCTTCTACTTCAATGCCTGCAGGCAGAGGAGCTGTGTTATTTATAGTAAGAGTAGTTCCTGATACTATATAGTCATCATTTGGGTTTTGAATAATACCGTCTAGAGAAACTAAAATGTTGTTAGCACTAGTAGCTGAAGAAGACAGAGTAAATGTGTTAGTGCTGCTTACTGAGTATTGATCGCTAATTAAATCAGCAGAACCTCCTCCAAAAGTAGCATTAGCATACGTTCCAAACGCAGTTAGTGTAGAGTCTAGGGTTGAAACATTATCACTAACTGTGTCTATTAATCCAGAAAGTGTAGTATAAGTTGTATAGTCGTTAGCAGCAGGATTAACGCCACTATCAAGAGTTTTAGCTTCCCAACGAGAATTAGCGTCTATCCAAGCTAGTACTTGACCATCGCTCTTACCATTTGTGTATACGTCGTGAAGCTCGCTTAAGTGATACCCTGTTGCAGTAGCTCTAATAGCCATTCTACCATTATTACTCTTTACAGAAGTAATAAAGGCTAAAGGAAGGGCTTGATTAGGGGCTATAGGCTCAATGTTAGTTAGAGCTCCTGGAACACTAGGAGAAGCATATAGTACATCTCCGAGGCTCCAAGTTTCGCCTTGATCACTGCCGTCAGTGGGTACGCCTTTTAAAGAACCTATAACACTTACGTACCCAAACTCACCCTGAGCAATATCTTCAGATGCGATACCAAGCACATGTCGTTCATCAATGCTGTTATTAGCGATATACTTAGAAACTTCAATATTACCGCTACTGCCAACAGCGCCGCTAGCAAATACCACATTACCACGAGTAATAGACTGACTAGCTTTTACATAGTAGAAGGTATCTTCGCCTAGCCTAACTGAAGTGCTATCGTTTAGACCAACTTGAACTGTTCCTGAGTCTGAATTCCAAGATACCATTCCAGCTGTTGTATCAGAACTTATGCTAGTATTAAACTGAATGCGATCTACGGTATCTATCATACCGTTGATTGTGACATTAGAGTTTAGCGTTGTAGGCCCTGAAACAGTTAGATCGCCGCTCGATGCAAGCCCTGCAACTTCAATAGATTGAGTAGTGGTATTACCATTAGCCGCCACAGTATCTAGAGTTGTAGCATAAAGATTAGCCTGAACTGTATCAATTTTTGTGTTTGTAGCAGTAGCTCCACTGTGCAGAGAGGCTATGTTTGCGTCAACTCGTACAAAATGCGATGTTGTAGTTAGATCAAGAGAGTGAACATTAGTAGAAACAGTTTGAATATTGTCGTGTAAATCACTAGTTAGTGAGACTACACTTTGATATAGAGCAAAATCATTAGCTGCTGAGTCAGGTAATGCACTTAAATTACTTTGCACTAGATCAATTGCTGTAGCGTTTGTTGCGGCGTTAGCGCTTACAGTACCTATCTGATTAGTAAGAGTAACAGAAAGGTTAGCATCATTTCCAAGAGCTGCAGCTAACTCGTTAAGAGTGTCGAGTGTTGCAGGGGCACTAGCTACAAGATTAGCTACCTCACCATCTACATAGCTTGTTAAGGTGGTATACGTATTATAAATGTTGGCAGTTACAATTGAGTATGTAGCAAAATCATTAGAGTTTACCCAAGCATTATTATCAAGAGCTGTTACATTATTTTGTACAGTATTAACATTAGAGCTAATACGAGAGTCAATCTCTGAGACAACATCGCGATACTCTACAAAACCATTTGAGGCCACATACGTAAGTATGTCGCCGTTAGAGGCGGCAGAAGTATCAAGTTGTCCTATTTTAAGTTCTATTGTCATTTTATATCCTTAAAAAGCGCGCGTTATAGGCCTGTGCTGTATTGGTAGACATACTCTTCATTCTCAGTTAAGATAAACATCTTTGTCCCATCATAACTGAAGTGCATACCATAAGGGTAGCCAGCTGTACCTGTACTTATTGATTTCGTAGCATTGTCATACGAAGCTGTGCTTATATCAAAGGCTGTGGAAAGACTATACGATCTTATACTGCCTGTAATGGAACTTGCCCCCTGATACACAACATACATCTTTGTACCGTCAGGATTTAGAGTTACGGCAGAAAGTTGTTGGGGTTCGCCAGTTGCATCAAAACTTACGCTGTTGTATGAAGCTGTGCTTATATCAAAAGCCGTTGATAGGCTGTATTGAAAAATTTCACTTGGACTGAACATACTGACAACATACATTTTAGTGCCATCAGTGCTAAAAAACAAATCTTGATTATAAGTAGTTTGACTAGCCACACTAAAGCTAACGCTATCATATGAAGTTGTGCTTATATCAAAAGCTGTTGATAGACTGTATTGGAATACTTCGTTAGCAGCTCGGTCAAGCGCATACATCTTAGTTCCGTCACTGTTGAAAGCTATGCTCTGTGGATTGGCAACACCGCCAGTCAAAGTAAAGCTAACGCTATCATATGAAGCAGTGCTCAAGTCAAAAGCTGTTGATAGGCTGTATTGAAATACTGCGTCAAAGAGTGTGCAAATCGTATACATTTTAGTGCCATCGGCACTGAAACAGACATCTCTCGCATTTACGAGTTGACCGGATACGTCAAGGCTAACCGAATCATATGAAATCTGGGAAACGTCAACAGCCCAGCCAGCAGGAGCCCCACCTCCTCCACCACCTGAAACTATTCCAGGGAAGCCAAAGAAGTCAAAGTATCTAACCTCAATAAAAGAGTCAGCAAGTAGGGGTTTTGTGTTAGAAATTGTTAGCGAAGTATCATCTACTTCATATTGTGCAGGAGTTTGTAGTAGTCCGTTATAAGAAACTAGCACCATGTGAGAGTTAGAAACAGACTTTGCTAGTGTAAAAGTGTTAGCACTTCCATCTACGCTTAAAGTTTGAGAAGTGATATTACTCATTGCTGTACTAAAACTGATTACGTTAGTATCCGCGTTAGCTTGAATTGAAGTACCTTCTCCCGCTTCAAGAATTACCGCAGTATTAGATACAAAAGTATCACCTACATAGGCTTTAGTATTACCAGAAGAGTCGGCAAAGAAAAGGTTCCCACTACCATCGGTAGAGAGAACCTGACCAGAGGTACCTTCAGTGCCAGGAAGACTAAACGATACGTTAGAAGAGAGATCAGCGTTAGCTGTTAGCGTAGCCGCGAAGCCATTAGCTGTTACATTAACGTTGGCAGCATCAATCGCGCCGATTTTAAAATTTCTACGTACCATTTAGTTTCCCTATCCACCAAAGATTTATTTTTATTGTATTAGATTGTGTGAAGCTACGCTAATCTTCTTATTAGCAGAACCTCCTGATGCTCTGACAGAAATTACGTCACTTCCGTCGATTGTTACATTGAACTCAGCAAGTTCGCCTGTACCTGTGTGGACTAATCCATACTCGGTAAAGTGAACGTCTGTGCCGTCATGAATAATTAACATTTTGTTAATTTGATATTCTGTGTTTGTGATATCTTGAGTTAGTACTACTAGCTCTGCTCCACGATATGTAGATCCTGGGAAGTTAAACACTTCAGTATCAGTAGCGCCAATACCTGTTTTAACATTAGACGTTACATGTAGCTGAGTATTTAGCTTAGCTACGTCAGCCGAGATAGTTTCATTAAAGGTTACATCGCCTGTGAAAGGTGTAGTACCATCAATGATATTGTCTACTCGACCATCTACCGTATCTACATTAGAGCTTACAGTATCAATGTTAGTTGCGTTAATAGCAACATTGTCTTGTACAATATCAATATCCCCACCAACTGTAGAGGAGATAGTAATTTGGTCAGCAGAAGTAGTAATTCCTACACCTGTACCAGCTACAAAGGTTAGAATATCTGCGTTTGAGCTAGCAGCTACATCAGATTGACCAGAGACTTGAATTGTATTATAGTATACAAGAGAGTCTAAGCGAGTAGCGTTAGTTACTGTATTATCAGAAATAGTAGGTAGCGCAGTTTCAATTGTTTGAAGTGCTAAGTTAGCAGCAGCTACGTCAACTCCGTCTACAGTCCCTTCTACTACTAAGTTACCAACGTGTAGATCTACATAACCACTAAAGGTATAGTCTGTGACAACATTTGAACCTTCTTCTTGGGTATAACCCATAGCAATTTGGTCAGCGCTTTCGTCCCAACCCATAAACACGTTAGAGTCGGTACCGCGAGACATTAAGATACCAGTATCAAATCCTGCAGAAGCCGCACCGTTAGAAAGAATTAGTGTGCGGTCTTCGATAGTTGTATCGGTAGAACCGATAGTAGTTGTAGTACCTCCAACGATTAAGTCACCGTCGATAGTGACATTTTGTTGGAAAGTAACATTACCGCTGAAAGGAGTACTACCATCAGTAATAGCGGCGACATTATCTTGAACTAGGTCAATTTTAGTAGCATTTGCAGCAACATTGTCTTGAACCGTATCAATATCAGTAGAACCATCAACATGAATCTCAATACTGTTAGTGCCGTCATTACCAATAAGAGTAATACCGTCACCGGCTGTAAGTGTTAAAGAGTCTGCATTAGCAGCTGCTGTAACATTTACGCCGTTAGCAGTGACACTTCTAAAGTATTTTAGGGAGTCTAGACGAGTTGCGTTAGTTGTAACATTATCTTGGACTGTATCAATATTTCCTTGTGCAGTAGTAACTGTGCCTTCAAGAGTAGTTAAGTTAGCCTGTACAGCATCAATGTTAGTTACGTTTGTAGCTACATTGTCTTGTACTGTGTCGATATTTCCTGATAGAGTTACATATGTATTATACAGGTTAGCGTCTACTGAAGAAACATCTCCTCCGGCAGAGACTACGTTGTCCTGTACTGTGTCAATCAACGCAGATAGTGTATTGTATGTTGAGAGATCGTTTGCTGTTAGTGTTAAGTAAGTGTTATATGTATTGGCGGTTAAAGTTGTATAGGTGTTATACAGATTAGCAGTTTGTATAGATACGTTATCTTGTACAAGATCCACCTTAGGCTGAAGAGCTACTTCAGTCCCACCAAGACTTAAAACATTAGAGGTTGAGTCATATAAAAATCCGCTGGTAGTAGAGGCAATATTACCTCCTACGACGAGACCTTTTTTGACCCTAAAATCTTTTTGCTCTGTGGCCATTTTTTTCTCCTTAGTTCAAAATTCTGGTAATCTTAATTAAGTTATCAGAACTTTGAGTAGATGCTTTTAGTACGACATTGTTACTTTCTATAAAAGCGTTAAAAGTAACGAGAGGGTTAGTACTAGTATGCAATAATGCATATTCAGTAAGTCGCACGTTATTATTATCGTGCGTTAATAATACCTCAGAAATTTGCGATTGTCCATAAGTTAAATCTTCAGTATTTATGATTAGCTTTGCAAATTTGTAAGAGGAGACAGGAAAGCTAGAAACTACTCTTTCTCCTACGCTTACATTTGATGCAATAGTTGTGTCTATTAGGGTAGCTCCATTGCCCACACTGACACTTTCAGTTTGTACAATAGTTGCTTCAACATTAGATTGAAGGTGTATAGTTTCGTCTGCAGAAATAAATATATCTGAGCTAGAAGATACAGTAGCGTCAGAGATACTTAGGTTACCAGCCTGTACAAGATCAGAAACTACATTACCAGTTACGTCACCAGTAACTGCGCCTGAAAAGTCAGCGCTAATAGTATTAGCAGAGAGCGTTCCTACATTCATAGTAACAACACTTATTTCGTCTGTTACAGTGATGTTAGTAGCTAGAACATCACCTATAAATAAGTTAGCCTTGACGTCAGATAAAGTACCGCTAAACTGTTCGTTATCGTTTGTAGCGTTCTGTAAAAATACATAAACGCTATCACTATTGTCCCAACCAAAGTATCCTATCTGAGAAGAGGAGTCGTAGTATCTAAACTCTAGCCCTCTATCTTTACCATCATCTACTATAAGAGGCGTATTACCTCCTAAAGTAAATACAGGGTCTTCGACTACCGTTACCGTAGATTCTACAGAGGTGGTACTACCCTCAACAACTAAATTTCCTTGAACTCTTAAATCTTTTGCTGAGAGTGTTAAGTCTCCTGCAGTAGATTTAATGTTAGCTTCAAAAATCTGAACATCACCAATAGTTTTATTATCAGAACTACCAGTTAAAGAGTATATCTCATTAATAGCGGCTACAAGATTAGAATTGGCTGTAGTATCAAGATTAACCGGCTCACCAGTTATTGCATGAATCGATACATTAGACGCAATATCACTAGCAACGATGCTTACAGTATCTACAGCATTAGCATCGGCTTGAATGTCTACGCCAGGAATACGTACAGTACCGTCAGGATCAACCGTAAAGTTATTTAGGCTAATAGAAGAACTAGAGATAGACGAGTTAACGCCAATAAAGATAGTACCGTCACTAACATAGATATCTTTCCATTGGCGATCAGGAGTACCTAGAGAGTAGACTACGTTATCTTGTGGAACTACATTAGAGCCAATAATAATATTAGCGCTGGGCGATAAAGTGTTAGCTGAAAGCAATAAATCACGGGAAGCCTCAGACTTCACCGTGATTTCATTTTGTAGCGACCCACCACCAACGATGAGGTTGCCTATGTCAGGAGTACCAGCAGGTCCACGCAATCCTACAGAGACTACTTTAATAGCGCCTCCACTTGGATCAGTTACTATAACTTGGTTTGTAGGTTCATTTACTCTAACGCTCAACGTGTAATCTCTGGAACTACATTAAATTTTCCTTCGATTAGTCGAATAACTTCTGAGGTTACAGAGTTTTCGATCTCAAGATCATATTTAAGAGAACCAGATGTCAGGTTAGCAGTATTGGCTGCCGAAATTAACAGCCTAATATTACCGTTAGCACCATCTTCATAAAGATCGACAGGACCGTTTAAAATAGCATATCCATTAGATGAGCCTTGTGTAGTATCTGAATACAGAGCTACTATTAGGTCGCCTCCGGTATACTCTCTTACGTGCATACGTGCGGTATAATCGCTTAGATCAATGGCAGTGCCTTGACCATCTTTATAAGTTATAGTACGATCAAATGTGGCGCCTTGCTCACATGTAAAATTGTGTTTTCCTGCTGACATTTATTTTTTGTCTCCTAGCAGATCCTTCATTAAGGAATCGTAGTTATTATTAATTTGTACGGCAACACCTGCTTCGCGCTTTGGTCGTGCTTGTGTTTCCATATCATTTAAAAGCTTCATCCAGTCAAGTAAATCTTTTTTAGTATAAACGCCAGATTCAAAAGCTTCTTGTAATTTTTCATCTATCACTTTATTAATGACAGAAAGTCTTTTTGCTCTATGTAAATATCCTTGTGATAAGAATATACTATCTACATAACTTTTTACTTCTTTATTCTCAATAATACTAGTTACCTGGTCCATTGTCAACGAATGATTTTTAGCGATTTCATCAATGCTCTGACCTGCAAGATACTCGTTTGCAACAGTTAAGAGTGCGGGGTCAAGCGCTGGAGGCGTTAATGATTCGTTTAGTTGTTGGCTGTAGGTGACAGGTACTACCTTATCTTCATAGCTCATGATTGGTTCCTTTGGTAGGTTTTAAGTATAGGCATAATCTCTACATCTTTAGATAGCAGGGCACAACCAGCTTCTTTTACTGTGTAGTGATCTCCATACGTATCTTTAGAGTATGATAACATTTTATTAAGTATATCAGCCTCATGTTGGTTATAGTGAGCATAGCAGGCGTAAGGATCTAAAAAAGCGGTAGAAGTGTCAATTGCATAGTAAGGATCTTTACCTGGTAATGACATCAACACATATATAACAATTAGCACCATTATACTGCCTCATAAGTTACAGTTAACAACATATTAGCTACTCCATAAGGCTCCATAATGCCCTCATCGGTACTTAGATTAACAATGCGAACATCTATGAAACAAGGATTTCTTTTTCTTATGTGCTGAAGTACGTGCTCTATATCGTCTAAAAGCGCCTCAGCCCAATAATTAGAAGATTCTTCTTCTCCTAGTGCTTCGTGCACATAACCACGAACATCGATAACAGCTGTTTTATACCTAACATCAGCTCCGATATGTGCTATAGTTTCTTCTACTACATAGAAACATATTGTAGGAAAATCATTGATCTCTTCTAGAAACTTAAAGTGAGGAAATACGTTTTCGTGACAGTCAAATTCAAATTGATAGTTGTTATCAAATACAGAAGTGCCGCCGTCTATAAGACGAAGCTCTTCAGTAAATATTTCTAACATCTCAACTTTATTCATTGTCTATACTGATTGTCCCTGCGTCGATTAAGACTTGTCTGTTATTTAAATGTTGCTGCTCAATATCGTCTTTATTCTGTCCATGATAGCTTACAGCGTGGTGTTCGTCAATCATAATATCTGTAAGAAGTTGATCTTCGCCCTCATAATTGACTAAAAAGTCACCAAGAATGCGCCCGAACTTTCCTCTTGCGTCTCCGTCGTCTCTATCTTTTATAGTGCGTAGTACTTGTTGAGTCCCAACAGGAATTAAGCTTTTTACTTTTTCTTTGGCCGCAAGACCAAACACTTTCTCTAGCTTATCGCTTGTTCTACTCTCAGGAGTATCAATTCCGTGAACTCTGATACGTTGATTTTTTAGTATCACATCAAATCCAAGATCAATATCTACATCAACTGTATCACCGTCAACTATTTTAATTATAGTACATCTATATTCATACATTTATCTTTTATCCTTTAGCTTAACACTATAACTTCCTTGTGTCTTAGAGTTAAGTCTGTATTCTCTGACATACTCGCTCAAGTGTAGCCAGGTTTCTATTTCTTGCTTAATTAATCCTTGTCCGCAGATAATTTCGCATCTTGAGTATCCATCATAATAGGCGCGTTGTAAAAAAGAGGCAGTGATTCTCCACGCCTCGTGAACATGCTTACCGTGTAAGTCTAGTGTATTGCTCATCGTTTCTTTCCTACTACCTATCATATACTATAGTGGTTTGTGGATTAACTTTTGTAGGTTTACAGTATGCTGTGACTCTATGTTCAGCAGGAACGTCCCATTTGCTTCCGTAGTTGCCATATTGCCTAGGTATTCGTGCCGCGTAATATTGGCACACATCGATACTTCTAAAATACATCGGTGACGGCTCCTGCTTATCGGCTATAAGAATAATTAGTATGAACGCATGAATCATTACCAATCACCTCTTCCAGCGCCGATCAAGTATATCATACCGCCTAACATACAAAAACCTGCGACCAATAATACTGTTACTGCAACTCCGTTTATGATGGCCTGTCTGCGTTCTGCCGCGGCGTACACTTCCTTTTGCCGCTGCGCACGTATCTTACGCTGCATCTCTTTTAACTCGTCCCAAGTACCAAATCCAAAACGGAAGTTCAACATTTGTTGAAGTTCCTTCTCCATCTCCATAATTTTCTTTTCGTGGATAAGGAGATTAAGTGCTTCTTCTTCAACTGAACCTGCAGACAGTAGTTTTCTAAATATTGGAGGATTCTTTTGCATCTGTTGACCTTTACGGAAATCAGATACTGCACTGTACCACTTACCCATTTGGCCCATACAATTTTCAAATTCTTGACCAGCGTGTACGAATTTTTTTACAGTATTAAACGCTGTGGTTGCCGCGGCTACGGCAGTGAATGGATCGATCATGAATTGCCCTCCTCTCGTACTGCTGTCTTACCTAGCAGTTTTGCTTTTAGGTCCTTTAACTCTTGATTACGAACCTCTGCTGGATCTTCAACAGGAGGTTCGAGTGGAGGCTCTTTTTCTTGAGGAGTGCTATGAGGTGGGAGAGATGCGTCTGAGTTAAGCTGTGCTCTTAGGTTGGCAATACGCGCTCTAAGAGAAGCAACAACTGCCTCAATCTCTTGATTCGAGCTCATTCAATCTAGCTTCGATGCTGTCTATCTTCGCAGTAATTTTTGGATACTTTTTTCTCCATGCATCTTCAGGCTGTTCTAACCAAGTAAGGCCCCAACGTTCAACAAGATAGTCTACTGCTCTGTCAAACTTGGCGTAGCCCCATAGACCAATTCTAGTGGTGCTTAAATAGGCTAATACCGCAGCACCCGCAATACTACCAGCTATGCTAGTGTAAATCCAAGTGCGATCACTCGCCATGTTTTGTATCATTTCCCACATACTACTTCTCCTCTGCACGTCTAATGTCTATTACTGTAGAGGTACTATACAGCGCATAAGACACACTATCATCTTGATTGCCACCTATAATAAGCCACTGCTCAACTCCGTCTATTTTTGCTGAACCAACATAAAAACCAACGTGGCCTTGCCAACCTGAGCTACCTCTTGAAAAGATTACAACGTCGCCACGCTTTATATCTGCCCGCTTAACACGAGTTCCCCAGGTTAAAAAGCTGCGGGCCATTAGAGGATTATCGCTTACACTCTCACTGCCTGGTATATTTTGTTCTTTTAAAATGGTGTTTACAAAAGCAGCACACCATTCTGTAGTAGAGGGGTTAATGCCGAGCCTAGACTGTAGAAAAGCCTTATCGTTTGTCTCTTGAAGTCCTACATATTTTTTAGCGTACACAATAGAGTCAGGGGCTACGAGAGGTTCAGTCTTTATAGGAATAGCTGCACAAGAAGATAACAACATTAGAGGAAGTATAAATTTTATCATACGCACCTCCTAGTTAGCCAACGGATTATCAAGAGCTCGCTGTAGTTTTGTTGTAATGTTTGTTTCTAAAGCTTGCATATCACGTTCCATTTTAGATTCTAGATCGTTAATGCGTGAGTCATTTGATTCTCTGAGCTGAGAAGCTTTTGTGTCATACTGATTTTGTAGTGCGTCACGTTTATTGTCAAAACGTTCTTCAGCGTTTTGAATTGTTTGTCTGATGCTTGCCTCTGTATCACGTACTAGTTTTTCTACACGACGAGTTTGGTCTTCGAGGTACCCAATCTGCTCATTAGTATCTACCTTGTTTTCACGATTGCGTTTTTCAGCATCATCGAGTTGCTTTTGAATTGAGGCTAGCTGAATACTAATTTCTTTATTCACATTAGCAAGAGATGCTTCAATTTGTTGATTGCGAGTTTCAATAGTTCCAACATCAATATTTTCAACAATTTCTTTCATACCCATATAGTCGTCATATACTTGGAACGATGCATATAGTCCACCTACAATCGTACTTACAATAGCAAATGCAGCTCCTATAGTAGTTGGCGTCATAGTAATACCAAACAGCTTCATTTTAGTATTCTTTAGTGCTTCTACTTCTTCTTCAAAGTTTTCTGTTAGTTCACCAAGATCACGATTGGCCATCCGCATTCTCCTTGCAAAAACGTTCATAGTACTTCATGCTATGATCGTAGGCTCCGTCAAACGGCTGACCTTTTTTAATCGCTCTCCAACGCCCACGCAGTTTGTCCTTGACACGCTGCCAAGGAGTTAAGTTGCGTATCTTACCATAGTAATTGATATATCGAGGTTTAGAGTGGTGCACATATCCTAGTAGTGCAAAAGGCACAGCAGTAACAATATCATTATTGTTTACGTGTCTATAGTGACGTACTCCTGAGAAAGAACGAACGAACCTACGAGTTCCTACACGAGGCGAGCCATAAGTATAAAGCGCCGTAGCTTCGTAGTCTGTGTTGTATAGTCTGCTTGCAGCAATAGTAGCCATAGCTCCGCCAAGAGAGTGTCCACAAATAAATAGATGCTTACCGTCAGTTTTCATTACCTGTAGTCGCTCTAGAATAGTTGGCCATAGTTTGTTTACTTCTTCTTGGAATCCATTGTGTACTAGACCGTGACCGTTATAAGCACGATCTGGCCAAGCATTTAAATCAGCCTTTAGATCGTTAAGCTCACTCGGCTCAGTTCCTCTGAAAACAAGCACAATCTCAGATGCGTTAGCAACAATATGGCACTGAGCTCCATCGTTTTCAATAAATCCGTGATTAGGAAATCCTAGCGTTTTAAAGCTATCTTTAGCTTCAGGCCCATCTAAGTATGCTAGGTCTGCATAGGTGGCCATTCGGGGGCAGTTATGTATCATTTAGTTCTCCATTCTAGGCCTAGCACTAAGCCTAGGTTGTCATCACCGTCTATAGAAGGGGCAGCAAATAAATTTTTATAGCGGTATTTTACCATTGGAATTATTGGTGCAGAGGCATATCCAGTTACTAGTCCTGCTTCAATAGACTGATGTTCTGTAAAAGAGTATGCTCCTCCAATATAGGTAGAGAGGGTTGACTCAGAATTATAGTATGCGCCTACACCAACAGTGTGAGAATTGTTTAAGTAGACTCCTACTTGAGGGTGTAAAGGGTTATAGCTTCCAGATAATCCAATGTGTGCGCTGAGAATTATTCCGTAGAATAGCTCCACTAGTTTTCAAACCCTTTGTTAAGAAGGCGAAGTTGTTCAAGCTCTTCTTGGAGTTTAAGAACTTCAATACGCTTTTTGCGTAGTTCTATTTCATATAGTGAGTTACAGTTGATGCGTTCTTTAGGACCGTCAAGAGGAATAACAATGCGAGCGAATAGCCCAATATTCTTAGATGCGTCATTTGGGCTACCTCCGAAAGGAGAATTATAGTTGTCGATTACGCCTGTTATTCCAAACTCTAGGTTCGTAGACCCCCCAATAGAGTTTTTACAGTCTATGTCACCTGATCGTATGCTGTCTTGGCCATAGGCTGTTGCTGCGCCTGGAAGCTGTAGTGCAATAGAAGAATTATCAGCTGCTGCGGGAACGGCTGATAATAACATTAGTGTGGGTAGAATATACTTCATGAACCCTCCTTCTTAATCTTGGAGCATATGCGTGAAGATACTGCAGTACGTACAGAGTCTCTGCGAGATACTTTAGAGCGAGAGCAAATGTACACTGCTCTACTAGCATCGCTATTGCGCATATAAATATCAAAGAGTGCGTGCTCTAAGTAGGCTACTTTAAGTACTGAGTAGGAAGTCACAAAACGAAGAGGCTTCCAACTTTCGTCGAATACGCCTATCTCATAATACTCTATCTCCTCGCGTTTATTAAACAGCTGCATAGTAGTAGTTTGCACTCCAGCATACGCAGACTGTTCCCAT